AGAAGAAGAGAAACATCTAAATCTACGCCACACACTTGAATAGTTTGTAATCCCATATCGTTTCCTTTTCGTTTCAATAGCAAATTGCTATACCTACACATTATAGAATAATTATTATGCTGTCAACCGTTTCACATCAACAATTAAGTAAATAGATGAGTTCACGCAACTTTTATATTCTTTGCCAAGTTTGAATGGCACATTAGTAATTTGAATAACTTGCTGACCTTTAAGAATCCCAGCAATAAAACTTTTAGTAACTTGATAACGCATAATCGTTTCCTTTCGTTTCCGTTAAGGGGCTTGCGCCCCTGTGAGTTTAGTAATTTACAACTTGACCAGTAAATACATCTACAACCGTTTCGCCACCAAAAGCATTTTGCATCTCTGCTCTTTCCTCTGCGGAGTAACCGTATTTTTGACGGTTAGCAATGTACTGTATTAAAAATTCCTCATCCTCAATTTTACGAGCAGACATTGAGCGCAATACTTGCTCTTGACAGATTAAATCAGCTAACAAAAATTCAGTCAAAATTTCGTTTGGTGGCACTGAATCGTTTGAGTTCCAACGAACTACATCATTGTTATCTACATAAAATTCGTTTGCGTATTTGTGTGTCATTTTTAAGTTTCCTTTAAGTTTCCGTTTGTGTGTTGCCGAACCACAACTGAATAATATATAAACTTTATAGGTAATGCAAGCGCTTTTTACAAAATAATTAAAAATAATTTGCAGGCAAAAAAAATCCCACCGAAGTGGGAATGTTTAAACAAATGTTTAGACTATTTGTTCATTACATATTCTTTAGCACACGCTTCAGCTTTTGCTAAGTCTTTAAAATTGCCAACATGAATAGATTTGTTGTTTACTGTAAAGCTAACTTTATAATAATCCCTGTCTTTTGATACGCCATAAATGCCAGTATTGCTTGATTTATTTGGCTTGTTTAAAGCATTTTCTCTGTTAGTAACTAATCTTAAATTTTCGATTGTATTGTCAGACTTATTTCTATTGATGTGGTCAATGTGCTTATCTGATGGTATTTCACCATTTAACAAAGACCATATTAGCCTATGAGCGTAGTATGGAATTTTATTTACTTGAATAACAATGTAACCTTCTTTTCTTGGAGTGCCAGCTTTTTTGCCAGTTGCTTTCCAATATAGGTTGCCATTATCGTAATTGAATAATTTAGATAGATTTTCTAAATCAATAGGTTTTCTAGCGACTTTCATATAATACCTTTCAGTTTAAGGTCAGTAAGATTTTAGATGCTACCAGTCGGTTACTGAAGCCGAACATGACCGCTAAGTCATTCTGGTAGCTTTACTACTATAACACAAGTATTAACGGTTCATTACATAGAGAGTAACTTCAAAACCAAAACGCATTTTAGTAGCTGTTGGTGATGTCCACATGATTAGATTCCTTTGTTTTATGTACACGTCATTGTGTATATGTACGAATTATGCTTTTTATTCAATGCTAGATATACGGATAATCATTATTTAAGCATATCCGAGTTGATCGTTAATCGGCTGACCTCGCCAAACTCTTTGTGATAGGTAATGACCTTGGCATCTCGACCAGTGATCCATCCACCCCTAGCGGCATAAGCATCAGCAGGGGCTAGTGTCCTATGCTGTTCGACTATCATAAGGTTATTCTCTTTAACATCCAGATGGTGCAGATGACCAGTATGAGCAAATGCGTGTTTAGTGCGTCCATATATCTCTCTAAATTGAGCCGCAAATACTTCACTTACATTAGTTACTCTGCGCTTATGTCCGTGATGAAAAAATAGTGCAGTAGCACCAAACTCATAGACATTATATGGTGATGGCGATTTGTCGACAGTGATTCTCGGTTCATTCTCATACAACACGCTAAACCACTCACGCAACCAGATCTGGCTTACTGGATCATGGTTAGCATCAGCCATGATAATATGCACTTTCTGGTGCTTTTGTAGCAACATATCAATCACAGTTCTCAATACTCTGATCGCCGATCTAACTACCTTTGCGAATCGAGTATCAACGTCTAGCAGATGTTTTGAGGCTGGCGTTACCGCATCCATACCATCAAAGTGTAAAAAGTCTGACATCTGGGCAAATACGGCAGTATCCGCATCTGGTGATTGCACAATGGCTTGAGCAAACCATTTGACTATTAATTCTTCTGCCAGTTTTAGATCCCAATCCTCGCCCGTTTCGGGTTTCCAACTTAGCATCCCCATGTGATAGTCAGTAATTACATAGCAGTTAAGTATGTTGCTATTACCTAATGGTGGTGGGGCAAGCATTGATACCCTAGGTATCTCGTCTTTAAAGCCCTCTATCGCGTCCAGTAGCATCTGCTGGAATTGATCATCATCTAGCCTAGTCTTAACCCATGAGGCTTTTAATACTCCATCACCATCATATAGATTGCTTGTACCCCTCACGACATAGGGGGCAGGGGTTATCCTAGTCATATCTGCATCTGGGGCATATCCACGCACTGCCGCCTTGCGCCTTACTTGATCAATGCTATTTTGCACTGATCCCTTACAGACCTTTAATCGATCTGCGGCACTTTGCAATGATCCATACTTATTGACTGCATCAATATATTCAGACTGTCTTTCCGTAGCAAACTGTTTTAGTTGCTCATCTATTTTCATCTGCGTTCCAATTCAAGAATATACTCACCCAATTTGGCAGTGCTATCCCTGTCCAAGCAGATACCACCATCATTCTGGGGTAGTATTTGTAGAATTGGCTTTGTTGGTTTGATTGTCTGTTGAGTCTGGCAAGCCGTCAAAATGATCAGCAAACCAATTGGCAGGATTTTTATGTAAGGCATCACGCTCTCTTTGTGCTTTCGCTTGATCTCTATCAATCGACCATTTAACGAGTAGCGTTAAAAGCCGATCAATAATAGAGATTAAGTTAAACATTTAGGCTTTGTCTTTAGTAAATACACCCAATGCGCCAATGACGGCTAATCCTAGCCCCACTATGGCGTTTGTTTGTTCTGGTGATAGCGTTACTCCAATCGCAGTTAATAATGCGGTTAGACCTCGCCATGTAGAGGCTTCAGATAATCGTGCTAGTAAATATGTTTTCATAATGTTTTTCCTTGTTGAAAATCTCTTAATGATAAACTTCCAGTGTATTGACAATGAGCCAATTCTTTAAACTTTGTCCAGCGACCAGCCCATTCCAATCCGCAAGATTCCGCAATAGTACCGCATTTAGTAAATAATCCACCATCATCAGTCCAGACTGGTTTGCCATTGATAACTGGCACGAAGTCAAATGCTACTTTGTAATTGTGGAATGATTGACCAGCTTTAGCGTTAGTTACTTTTTTGCCAGCAGTAGTGCGCCCTTGATTGAATAGGGCAGTCTGTGATTCAAAATCTCGGTATGTGCTAGTGATAATTACATCAACGCCAGCCTTATCGCACTTGTGAATAAATTGGTTGCACATTAATGCAACTTTAGGATGTAGATCCTCTATCTTTCGTGAGTTAATCATCTGGCTCTACGCTCTCGTTTATTTGCATAGCCAGACCGTCATCATTCTGGAATATGCAAACTTCTGACTGATCATCTAAAAATATTACTAGTTCCCCATCAAATATGGCAACCATATCAATGGTCTTACCTGTCATGTGTTCAAAATAATCCTGTAACCTGCCTCTAAGTTTAACGACTGACATTATTCTGGTGCGCTATTGTTTTCATCTTTAAACTCATCAACCAATCTGCCACGAATTTCAAATTCAGATAGGCAGGAATCGCAGGTGTCCTCACTGCCTTGTTCATTCATAATAAAGGCATGGCGGCATTGCTTGCATAATACAATCTTATTTATAAAAGATTGTTTCATTTATCGACCTTAGTATCTAACCTATCAAACAACTTATTTAACATCTCTTTAAATTCACGAATATCTTGGCGGTAATCATCACGGGCAACATAATCTTTTGGCAATTCCTCACGCAGTTTAGCTAAATCTGATTTTAACTCTTTTACTGCCGACCACATTTCACGCAAAAACCATCCTAAAACTAATGATGCGGATGATAAAACTAGATTTAAGATTGCTTGATTGTCCATAATTGAATACCTAAAAATTTAAAATAAAGCCACTACAACAAATCCCACTAAGCCACCTAGCACAGTAGCCACCCAGTCCAAGAAGTCTGGAGTGTGGATGTCTTTATGCAGGTAGTCATAAATCTCTTTAAGTAGCGCAACAATAGCCACTACTACAATGGA